TCCGCAGCGATATTCACACGATGCTCGACGGCGACAAGACGATCATCGACCTGTCCTCCGAGGATGTCTCGTTCTGCAAGGCTCTCAAGGAGGCGGGACACCCAATCATGCTCGACACCAACGTTCGCGTCGGCCACCAAAAACCTATGATTATATAAATGGACAAACGGACATTCCTGTTTCTCTTCGGATGCATGGGAACAAGACTCGGACTCGTGTGGTTCGCCAAAAACAAACCTGAATTCATCAAACCGATGGCTTTTTTGGCCGCCTGCATATCTATCGGCTTTATGTATATATGGGCCAATGGTCTCAGAAAGACGGGTGCTGAGACTTTTGGGGATAAGATTTGGTGGAACGACTTGCGTCCAGTCCACTCTGTTTTATATGCTATTTTCGCGATAATGGCTTATAATGGCAGTGAGAATGCCTGGAAGGTTTTGTTGCTCGATGTCACCATCGGCTTTACTGCATGGGCTAGACATAGAATAGTTTCTCCCGCTTCAGTTCCCGCTTAGCTTTTGCGAGCTCCGCCTTGTGCTCGTCGTAACGTACTGCAAGTTCCTCCATCTTCAGTTCCATATTCAGAGGCTCGATCATATGATAGAGTTCATGCAGACGCGTCTTTGGTGCCTTGGTCGGAGGCTTGTACGCCTTGAACGCCTTGCGCGCGTCAATATAATCTTGATAAGCTTCCTTCTTGCTAGGTTCGAGAATTTCTATCGTATGCTGCAACTCCTCCATCTTTTCGTTGTGAAGATCCGTCTTTTCCTTGTCGGTCAAACGATCGTACTCACGCAGGGCATAACCGATATGCTCGTCGCAAGCCTCCTTCAGCGCTGCGGCAGTGCCAGGACACTCGTCTCGGATCATATCAAGCTCACTATGCGCAGTGTACTCGAAATAGTCGAGGACAGCCTGGCGTGCACTCGGCCATGGATAATAGTCATCATAGGCCGCCTTGCTTGCTCTCCACTTACATCCGTCTGCACAATAAACACGATCTTGTGAGTCAAGAGCAAAACAGATACCCCAGCCCATTACTCTATAGGCTAAACTCCTTCTTAAGTTCGTCTATGGATGAGTAGTAACGGGCCAGATCCTTTTTGAACCGCGCATCCTGCTTGGCTTCAGTCTTGACCAGCCAAGCCAGATTCGGCTTTGAATACTTGGTCGCCTTTTGATTCTCGGTCGGCCGACGGGGTGTCAGCTTGGCCTTTTTCTTTGGCTCAACCACGATCCGGTCTATGTAACTCAGAGCCTGCATCACTGTATCGGCCAAATCATCCTTCTTCTTGTGCTTTTCAAAGAATTCCACCTTGTCGGCATTTGTCGCCTTGATGAATTCGCGACACCGGTCGATCGAAGCCTGCTTGCGCTCCAGATACTTGGCCCTGCCAGGACCAGCCACGTCCGGAATCTTGAACCGCGCGTCGTAAATAATCACATCCGAACCCTTGATCAGAAAGTAGGCGTGCAGAAAGTGCTCGACCGACTTGATTCCCCTATTCTTGTCTGGCTGTTTCTCAATCAGAACCGTCTTGGCCGTACACGACCAGGGACGCTCGTCCAGGTGTTTCTTCATGCAAGGGAAGATGCCATCTGCATGAAGTGGAGGGATACCAGCCACCTCCCACTCGTGAATTTTCTTCGTCGAAGGATCAATCAGACACATGGCCAAATTCTTGATCCCGACATCTATGCTCAGTAGCATTTATCATTTATCAGATTAAAACTTTAAACCACGCCCCGCAAAGAAACCACCCACCTCCTTCTTGGGAGCGTTCGCCTTCTTGGGTGCGTTCGCCTTCTTGGGTGCGTTCGCCTTCTTGGGAGCGGCAGCCTTTTTTGGTGCCGCAGCCTTCTTGGGGGCGGCAGCCTTTTTTGGTGCCGCAGCTTTCTTGGGGGCCTTCGCCTTGGGCAGTTCAATAAGAATGCCGTTCGCATTGAAATTATTAAAATTGTTTTGGTAACCAGCACCATTCATATTTTTTGCATAGGAGTTCAGGCTGTTATACGAAGGAGGTAATCTTCCGCGAGCATAAGCTGATTTAATCTTGTTATTTGTTAAATAAGGATAATTGGCAGCAACCTGAAATGTATTCAGTATATTAGACTTGTTTGTTACACGTCTTGCATGATGAGTATTCAGCAGTTTACCTCCAACAAGGATGTACTGTTGTCCGAAGTTGGAATTCAAACCATTTGTTAAACGCACTAAATTGTATGGCGAATAATTATTGAAAACTTTACTAGTACCTTTGGAAAGAATCCACGCCTTGGAGTTGTTAGTAAACTTTTTCTCCGACACTGGCATTGTTACTATTTACTTATTTTTTAAGCAGCCACTACCACTGGAGCTGGTGCGGGTGTCACAGCCTGCGTCACCTTGGCCTTGATGACCGTCGTCACAATCAGGTACAGAATCATGAGAGCAAACAGAATCATCAGTCCCTTTTTGATCTTGTCCCACATGTAGTTGGCACCCTTCTTAATCTTGTCGCCCGTCTTTTTTGCGGTTGTGCGGACTTCAGACGTAGCCTTGCTACCGAGATGACGCAGGCGGGCCGCTACAGAAGTTTTAACTCTGAAAGAACCACTCGAACCGGTTGTGGTGAGTGGAGCACCTGGCTGAATCCAAACCTCGCGGCGAGTACGACCCTTCTTAACTGGATACTTGCCATCGAACGGTGTGCCCGATATGGTCAGAGTATCGGATGTGTCCATAGCAGCCTCGGGAGAGTACATGATAAAAGCCTGTTTGGGGTCATCCTTTCGTGGTCCCCATGAGCTGATATTGTACTGGGTCTTTTCCATGTTCTTCATCATGACGGCCGCTGCGGCCGCACCAGTACCACCTGTGGCAGCAACAACGAGTGCTGCGCCTGCCGTCTTTTTCAATTTATCCTTTAGGCTGCCGGTACCTGTTACCGAAGTTGCTGTACTTTTGATTTTACCTGCTGCACCTTTTACAGCACCTTTTAGTTTGCGAAAGACCATTATTACTAAATGCCAATAAAAAAACTAGAAGCTTTGTAACTATGTACGGTCATATCGTTAGGCCGTTCCATGATGTCAACGGTCGAAAGTATATAACGTTGATGTTCACTGACGACCAGATACTCCACGTCAAGATTCCGTTTCGGTACAACCGAGTCATGTGCGCCGTCCAGGGTCTACGGCCGATCCAGGAATTCTCGGCTGGAGAAATAGTCAGTGTCGAAATCGATAAGAAAATATGGGAGGGTGATATTTTTTACGTCCTAAAGAGTATTAAGCCTGATTCTCCATGTTGACCAGGAGTGGCTATGTGATAAAAAAGGCTACACACGACATTGATGCGTTTGAACTTAAAAAGACGCTCACAGTCAGACCGATCGAAAATGCGGTCGGCATCACACCACCATCATTCAAAGTTTATAAAGAGACCAAGGAACACATCTGCGTCCCGCGCTACTTTGGAACCGAGCGCTACGGAGCCGCCAAGGAGACTCGACCGGAGCCTGCACGCTTCACTTCAAAGTTTATAGGTGTTCTTCGCGACTCGACTCGTCAGAATGAGGCGTTCAAAAAAGGCCTCGAGGCGTTTGAAACTCTAGGAGGAGGCGTCCTTTCGCTCGCGCCAGGTTTTGGCAAGACGGCAGTCGGCATCGCGCTCGCATGCCACCTCGGTCTCCGAACAATCATCATCGTCCATAAAGAGTTTTTGGCCGAACAGTGGGAAAGCCGAATCCGAATGTTTGTACCTGGAGCAACCATCGGACGGATCCAACAGGACCGGTGCGACGTCGACTGTGACTTTTCCATCGCGCTCATCCAAACCCTGTCTCTGCGTGAGCACGAAATGAATAAGTTTGATACGTTCGGCCTTACGATTGTGGATGAGGCGCACCATATCGGCTCGCGCGCCTTTTCGCAATCCATGTTCAAGGTTTGTACGCGGTACACACTCGGACTCACAGCGACGCCCGATCGCAAGGATGGCCTCACGCGACTCTTGTACTGGTTCCTCGGTCCAAACTTTCTGACGGTCGAACGCGAAAACCAAAAGACTGTTCAGGTTGTCCCTTTGCACTTCAACGACGAGCTCTTCAAAAGGGCTCCACCCGTCAACCGAATGGGATCTCTTTCTGTCGTCGACATCATCAATCTGCTCGTTTGTATACCAGAGAGAAATGAGATGATTATTGAAACGATCCGGAAGTGTCTCGCGCAGAAGCGAAAGGTTCTGTTTCTGAGTGATCGTCGCGGTCACTGTTTTGAGTTGGAGGCGGCGTTTGGTGACGTGGCCGGTTTATATCTAGGAGGCATGAAGCAGGCAGAGCTTGACGCGTCGTCCGAAAAGCAACTCATCATCGGAACGTTTGCTCTGGCCCAGGAGGGTCTGGATATTCCGACGCTCGATACGATTATATTGGCGACGCCGCATTCGGATGTGAAGCAGGCTGTCGGCCGTATTTTGCGCGAGACAAAGGGCAAGGTGAACAATCCAGTAATCTACGATATTGTAGATCATTGGAGCGTACTTATGGGCATGTACCGCAAGCGCTGTCTAATGTACAAAGAAGCTGGTTTTATTCTTGAAGAAATTACTGAACCGGTGAAACCACCCGCGTTCAATTCTTGCGTAATCCGTCTATGATACCCATTGCAAACACACCTACGACGAAAAACATTACCAGGTAGTTGCACTCCGTCTGTGGGTGCTGCTGCGCGTACTGGATCTCGGGCTGGGTAGGGGGCGTGTGCTGTATCCACGCCGGCTGATCAAAGTGTATCTCGGCGTACGAGATCATTTATTATATATTTCACAGATTTAAAACCACCTCCTTCTTCTGCTTCCGGGCAGTCTTTTTCTTTTCGCCGGTGCTGACTGCAATATCCTTTAGGTCACCATCGTGCTGGGACACAATGTCGGACAGCTCGTCATCATCTCTTGCTGCTTTCTGCGTGACAGGCCGAATCTCTGGCTTTGGTGGTGCCATGAATCCACCCATCAGGCCGGCAAAGTCAAAACCAGGTGGCTTCATCTCACGACGACCATTCTGATCGCGTGGCGTTGGTGGACGCTCACCCTGTGGCTCCGGTGCACCTGGATTCTGTGACTTGACAAGCGCATCCATCATATTCTTCATCAGATCGGGGTTGTCCTTCATCACCTGATTCACATTCGGCAGGGCCGACTTGAACATCGCATTCGTCAGGTGGAACATCATTGCTGATCCACCAACCATCATAATCAGCTTCACCTCTGGTGCGACCGACATCTTGGTCTTGTACTTGTTGTGCAGCTCCTCGAATACATTGTCGTACTCGTCAACGTTGCGCATCATGTCGTCAGACCAACCATCGAGCACAACATCGAATGGATCGTAGCGCTTGTTCAGAAACTCGAGGCCAGTCACCATAGCCATCAGCATGCGACGCTGAAACTTGACAGACTGATCCACCTCGATCTGATAGGTGATTCGCTTGTACTCGGTGCGAATCTCCTCGATGTTGCTGTAGTTGTTCAGCCGATCAGTCACTTGAAATCCTTTTTTTTGCAGACGAGCCAACTTGTTGAGCAGGTCCGCCTTTTCATCCTCGATCGTCTTGTAACCCTCAGACGGAAGCTGCTGGGCTGGCATCTGCATCTCCTCCTGCTCACCACCCATCTCCTCACCGCCATCCCAGCTCTCAATGTTTGGTTCCATTTCAGGCATACTGCTCTTGGCTGGATTAAAAAGACCGTCCATAGTGGGATCGGTCGACATTCTCATAATTCCAGGAGCCTGCATCGGCGAGGGCTCTGGTCTACGGAATGTCGGACGCTTAAATGGTCTAGATGGCTTCTCAGGTGGAGCCGAGATGTTGATCTCGTCCAGCATCGCCTTTTCATCAGCACTCAGCTCGAGGCCTCCGCCTTTTCCTGAATCCAATTCAATGTCCATTCTGACTGTATAAAATATATGAAGCCAATATCTTTAACGCACCTCTAAATAAAAAATATTAGTCTTTTTTAAATGGCAATTGATCCTCAGCTTGTCAAGTTTGGCTTTGCTGTCCTTGTGGCATACCTGGTCTTTTCGACCTTACTGAAGCGTAACTCGGCATATGCCCCAATCAGCGCTCAGTACATCAACACGAATGATATCAAGAATCTGGAGCACTCCCTGTCTTGTGTGGTTGGCCCTGGCGAGTCGTCAGGCTACTACTCCAAGGGTCTGACTCCAGGTGGCCTCTGTGGCGACCAGAAGCTGATCCGCGAGCAGATGCGCGGCTACAAGATCCTGGCTGGCGTCGGCGGCAGTCTGCTGGAGAAATAAATGGGCGATTAACTTTTACACGCGATACTAGTAGATGGAGGATGTTAGTCTTCTCTTTGTAAATTCAAAAAACAGAGACAAGACACTTTATCCTTCGGGTAATTCATATACCCTTCACCTGACCACACCGATCCGAAACATTACACGAATCGATTTGGTTTCTGTTAAAATTCCAAACACCACATACAACCTGACTGCCACATCGAACATTGTCATCAATGGTTCTGCGAACGTCTCGATGGTTCCAGGGTTCTACACGACGTCCAGTTTTGTTTCAGAGTTTAACAGCTCGAACCAGACGTCGACCAAAGTGAATTACTCTAATTCAGAAGGTCGTTTCATTTTCTATAGTTCGACACTGAGCTCGCTCTCAGCCACAGGTCAGCTCTCAAACATAATAGGCATTACGACCGGCTCGGCTTTTGCAGCCTCGTCCAACCCGGTCTATTCTTCTAATACAGCCTACTCTGGGATGAATCTCATCAAGTCGGCGAACGTCGTTGACATGTCAACCAGTGATTACGTCTGGCTCGACATTGACGAGCTCCGGACTCCGATCAGCATAGACGCCAAGAGCCTGATTAGCATGCCGTCCGGTGGACCTTCAGCCGAAACAGGAATATCAACCTTCCTGCAGACATACCAGGGCCTGACATCGGCAACCTCATTTGCCATGATTACAATGGATGTACCAAATGGAGAAATAAAAACATTCAAAGAAAAGTCTGATTATCTGATCAGCAACAAGTACCCATCCAGAATCGATAATCTCACACGCCTGACTATCAAGTGGCTTGATATCAACGGCCTTCCAGTCTCGTTCAACGGGCTCGAAAACAACTCTTTTACGCTCAGAATTCACTCACTTAGATACTTGCCAGAAAAGGACCGAACTATGACTCTGCCAGCCCCAGTCGATATGTCAACCGGCGTACCACAGCGCCAGCGTATGATCGCTATAGCATCCATTCTCAT